AATTAACCCCATTAAGATATTCATTGTAGATGCTATTGTTTTTGCTAGTTTCCCAATTGTTAATATCCTTGTTGTATTCATCGTAGCTACTAGCCATTAATTGTAATGGTGTACCACTCATGGATAGCCCTGTAGCGCCTGCTTCTGCCGTATTCTGACCTGCAATCAACCGCATTTTATTATCCATCTTATCTCGCTCTTGTAGTGCTTGATTGGCAATATCCTGTTGTTTCCTATCAGATATTCGTGCATTAGCTTCCGCTGCTTGTGCCTGTGCATTATACATTGCAGTTTGTGCTTTGGTTTGTTGATGTTGACCCCATAATTGAGTAACCAATTGACCTGCCATCAATGCAATAGGATTACACATTCGCATCCCCCTTTCTCAATGTAAATAGTTCCATTCCGTTGTGTGTAATGTCAGAATGAATAACCGCCCCTAGTGATGTAAGCCATCGCTTCGAGCGGTTATTTTTCTTATGTATGAAATTGAATAAACATTCATGAGTGGATAACCACTCTTTTATGATTGCGTTACTCCTCTTTAGAAATTCTTTTTGCAATTTCAAATTCGTATCTAGTATCTTATTCCCCAAGAAATAAATGCAGTACATTCCGTTGATTGGCTTTTTTGAAATCCCATATACTGCTATTGGTACATCATTCTCAATTACAATGTGGTTTTCGTAATCATCACTGCATATATCTCTTACAAAATCATTTTTTCCATAATTCTGGAAATTTTGGTTCGCTATATTGACCTCTAAGGTGTCTATGGCTCGTAAGTTGATATATAAGTCATGAATTAATGAAGTGTGCCTTACAGGGCAAATATCAAAGTCCTGTAACATTTGGAAAACCACCGCCTATTTCTATCTCTCTTGTAACGCTTAAAAGGTTAAATGGATAAGGTTTTTCGTGCAAAATGCATACAGATGCATCGGTTGAGTATACTCCATCGAATTTTGGCAATATGCATACCTTATCACCACTATATAATTTGAGTGGCGGTAATGAAATATCATCCATATGGTTGAAGTTTCTTCCGATTTTGCCACCGAATGAATTTAAGATGTTTATCGATAATCTACTCATCGTTAATTGTCGGCCTTGTAATGTGCCATCTTGTATTTGCATTTCGATGCTCGGAATACGTAATCGTGTAGTGTAGTTAATACCAACAGCTACGCTTTGTGCTTTACCATCAATATTAATAATTGCCGTAGGTGGTACTTCCTTAATTGGCCGTTCCCTACCATTTACAACGATTTGCACATCCTCACCAATCAGATGAGGTACTGTGATAGTGCTGATATTCTCTGTACTTGTTTGTCTAATGTAACAATCCATGTACACATTGTTATTATCAGCGTTATACATTGGCTCAAATCGTTCTATGCACATCACTGTACCGCTTTTGAAGTCACGCTCCACAATAACATACAAACTATCTTGTTCGCCCTCTGCCACACTCTCAGCATATTTATATTTGCCTTTTGTGGTGAAGTGCGACCATGCATACACCTTTTGCTCAGGAATGTAAGTTAGACAATCGATATTGCCATCATCTGTTACGTAGTAAACAATACTATCTGGATCTTGTGCATAAGCACTTGTGATAAAGTTACGATACTTTGTTAAATGCTTAACGAATAGAGTTAAGTCAGCCCCTGTGTAATTATCGCTTTCGTACGAGTAACCTAAATCACGCACTACACACCCTCTAGCTTGCACATACACGCATCTANNNNTTGCAGTTAGTAGGTGTGATAGTTTTAGAACCATCAATTATCCATTCGTTACCGCTTGTCAAAATCAATAAGTCATTAGCAGGTATCAAGTGTCTAATGTCATACATTTTGCGGTTAATAACAGGTAGTGTGATTGCACTATCATCTGTAATCGTTCCGCCTACCTTTTCTACACCAAAGTTTGAATAATCACCTGTGCGACTAAACCATATGTAGTTAGGATATTGATTACTAGATGCTAGGATAAATCGGTCTTGGTAAAACGTACATACACGAGGATAACCAAGGCCTTTGCCCCATTGTCCAAATCTGAATTTAGAGGTTGCTTCGTTATCTGCAACGCTATTCAATACATTGACTTTAACGTGCTTACTATCAACAAATTCTTTAATTTCAACTACACCATAATTAGAATGTGGCAAGAATGATAGGTCTACATTAACGCTACCGCCTTTTAAATCAGATACAACTTTCAATTTAGCACTAGGTGTAACCTTGCCTGTATCTGTAACGTTGTAGTCATTATTGGATGTGTACACCCTGTAATCTTTCCATGTAGTGCCATTGTCATTACTGATTTGGATTTTTACTGTACCATTCCATGTACCATGCGATGTGAATTTCCATGATAAATCCTCATCAGCACTAAATTGTTCTACATCGTAATTGATATTATTGTAATCCTCACCAACAAGTCTACTATATCCGCCGTGTCTTTCACGTGTAACATATTCAGTACGTTGTATTACTTCGCCAGTTTTACTGGTGCTTACTGCTTTAACAAAATGTTCAATCTGCATGACCGAACCAACCATATCAGCGTTGAATATATCTTTTGTGGCGGTTAAGGTATCGCCATTTAAGATTACAGTACTTTCTTTATCTATGTTAACTTCGCCGTATGGTTGCTCTGATAGCTTGTATGTATCGAATCGCCAGTCTGTATCACTATATCGTGATAGCGTTTTAACAGGATACTTACCACTACAAATGAACATTACATCGCCACTTTGGATGCAGTTCAATTTATCGACTACATCGCTTTCAAATGGTGTCTGTAATTCAATACCTGTATAGATACCATTCCGCCACACTCTGATATACTGCTCACCAATCTCAAGTAGGAATGATTTGTTCTTTTCTGCCGTAAACTCAAACAGTCTTGTAGACTTATCTTTGTTTTTGACTTGTCCTATATACTCTGACCCTTGCCGTCTAGCTACTGCGCCATAAGGTCTAATGACTGCATTTTCTGCTAATAGCAACGCACTTTTAAACTGATCTAAGTCAAACCGCCTAGATACATCTGGAGAAATCTCACCAGTTGTAAATGCAAGTTGCGATATATACATTGGTTTCATATTCACCAGCTCCTTGCTTTTACATAGTTAGAAATATATGGCATATCTTGCCTACGTTCTTTAGCGCTCAAACTCTTGGCTTCTTGCGTTGCTGCTTGATAGAGTTTATAGCATTGGTCGAATAATCCACTGTTGCCAGTTAATGGCATAGCTAAATCAGAACCCATTTTAGACTTCAAGGCCTGTACGAATACAGGACTGAATACATCTATATCTTGCACATCGTACACGTAATCGATGTACGCAAGCGGTACATCACTCACGATATACTTTGTGTTATCGTCAAATGTAAATACATCATATTCTTTTTGCCTATCCGTTCTAAATCGTTCCCCTTTAGGAATAACCCCTAAAATACGTAAGCACTTTTCAGGATACGCATAAACAAATTCATAGCCAGCTAACTTATGTTCAGATAACACGCACTCTTCACGCTTTCGTGCAAAATTCCATTCATATTGTGAAAGTAGCATCTTGCGTGTTGCATCGTAATGCAATCTGCATTGTCTAGCCGTTTCTGTTTCTTCATCAAGGCCGTATATCCTACCGCCATTGATTAATGACAAAGCCATGTTGCAAATATCAGTAGGTGTCATATTGCCCCCTTTTTATAGTGAAAAAGAGGGATGCATAAGCACCCCTCATTCTGTTATTCAGCAGTTTCTTCCGATTTCTTGCCTTTAGATTTAGTCTTTGGCTTTTCTTCGCCATCTTCGGTTTCTTCTGCGCCTACAGCTTCAAACAAATCATTGAAGTAATCTTTATCGTATTCAGCTACTTCTTCTTTTGTAAGTTCTACTGTTTGTCCTTCTTCAATTAAACCCTTTGTATTGTGATACAAAGTTACTTTTGCAATGTATTCCATGTTACCCCCTATTTGCTAGTGATACCGCTAGTTAAGAATACAGAAATTGTGCCAGCCGTTGCATTGTTGACATTAGCACGTGTATAACGTTTAACACCATTTGCCAAGCGCACTTTATATTCGTACCCAGCTGGTGCATTGGCTGGTAATGTAATACCATGCAACAATACAGGGTTAGCAATGTTTTCTGTATCAGATGTATATACGTTGATTAATGCAGTACCTGTTAATGCTTTGTCTACACGAACAACTAACCACAAGTTAGGGTCAGCATCACCGCTAGTAACCATAACATCGGAGCTGACATTGCCAGATAATTCACGTTTCCAATGGAATGTATTTAAAGTATCGATAATCATGTATTTTCTCCTCTCTACTATGCAGTAACACGTGCTTCGGTGGAAAGCAATGCATCAATTTTGCGAACAGGAATACCATTTGCACGAGTAACCATTTTACCCATTTCCATATCTTCTGTGATAGTAGAACCATGTACTTTATTCTTTTGCAAGCGTAAGAATGTACGCAATTCTTGGTTCATGTACCATACAGGACGGCATCCTGTGAGAGATTGCATTTTTTCTTCTGCACGGATCATAAAGTTAATCAAGTTAGGGCCTGCGGAAATATCTTCTTTGATAGATTTCATATCGATATTAGCGATACGTACTACATATCTCCAATCACGCACGGATAAACCAATGTTTTGTTTAAAATGAGTACGATAACCTTGGAACATAGAACCATCAGCTTTAGTTACTGTTACTTCGCCCAAATCTTCTTGTTCTAAACCACCTTGACTGCCACGTGGA